AGCAAATAAAACATTTGCAGCAAACCAGCTAACGACAGCCAGTCAAGCAATACGAGAAGAACTACAAGAAGCCGAATCAAAACTAAATGATGATATTGTTGCAAAAATGCAACAGTTGACTCAGCAGATAACAGAACTACAATCTACAGTAACAAGTAGAATACAAACTGTAGAACAAGCCGTAGTAGACAACGATGTACGTGGACTCAATACTAAACTTGCACAGTTGACTACAAACATGCAGCAGATACTTGAGCAGCAGAAGGTACTAATGGACCTACGCAGCCAAGTTGATAAAGCTACAACTATCACAAATGGAATAGGTGAAAAGCTAGACGTTATTCAAACTGAAATAGATGACATCTGGAAAGCTTACGATAGTTTAGTGGAGAACCCTCTATGACAAAGTTAGAGGCAGGTAGTAGCTGGGAAGCAGCAGACACAGACGGAGATGGCGTAGTCACTGAAGAAGAAATGGCTATGTACGAGCGTAGAGTTCGTTTTGAGAATGAAGACAAAAAAGAAGACGCTCAAAGAAATATGGCTTGGTTTGCGCTGGCAGGTATGTTACTATACCCACTATCAGTTGTACTAGCAGTTGGATTAGGATTAAGTGAAGCAGCAAAGATATTAGGCAGCATGGCAAGTGTTTACTTTGTATCGGTAGCTGCTATAGTTGCAGCGTTCTACGGTGGACAGGCTTACTCGAAAGGTAAACGATAATGGCAACAACTAAAGATGTAGAAAGACTTCCTAGTGGTAAGCTAAAGTATCGTGGTGAAATCTTTCCAGGTTATAACAAACCAAAGAGAACACCTGATGCAGCTAAGAAGTCTGCTGTACTTGCTAAGAAAGGCAATGAAGTAAAGATAGTACGGTTTGGTGACCCGAACATGACTATCAAGAAAAACATCCCAGGCAGACGAGCAAACTTTCGTGCTAGGCATAATTGTGACACAGCAAAAGATAAGTTTACTGCACGTTACTGGTCTTGTAAGGCGTGGTAAAATGGCAACACCAACAAATAAAAAACTATACAATACAGTAAAGAATGAAGCTAAAAGAAAGTTTAAGACATGGCCTAGCGCATATGCAAGTGCTTGGCTAGTAAAAACGTACAAAGCACGTGGAGGTAAGTACAGTGGTAGTGCGAAGAACAAAGTCAAGTCACGTACTGCCTAGCCGTAGAAGTTTTTCTAAAGGTGGTCTTGGCAAATGGTTTGCTGAAGATTGGCGTGATGTAAAAACTGGTAAAGAGTGTGGACGTTCTGGTAAAGATGATCAGGGCAGACCCTACCCAGCCTGTAGGCCAAAAGCTGTAGCAGGTAAAATAAGTAAGAAGGAAGCTGCAAAAAAGACTGGACCTAAGAGGGTAAAATGGTCTACAACAGCATCAGGGAGGAAAAGAACATAATGAAAAGGATATTATATGCCATTCCTCCAAAGCAGCATACCGTACTTCAAAGCATGGGTACGCAGAGAATACACTAAAAACTTAGAAGAGTATCATGGTGAGTTTTTACACGCTATGGTTATTGGCGTTACTACAATGCCAAACAGAACATTAAGCTTTCAAGTTATCTTCACTGGATGTGAATCAGACTTTGATGATACTGAAAATGTACATGGTGGTGCTATGTGGGCTAGGATGCCTTTGACTGCACTAGTAGCTGATACACCCTTAGAGCAATGGCCTGAAGAGTTACCACCATATTTAGCACAGCCTTGGGATTGTATGTCACATACACACTCTGTGTACAAACTAGAAAGAGCAAGCCCAGCGCCTTGGATAGCAAAAGTAGACGGAGAGTTTTACCCAGCAAAGTATTACTTTACCGTAGACTACACAGATAACGAAGTCGCTGATGACCCAGCGCAGCACAAACAGTCTCATGTATTAGAACTACTAGATGCAGGAGAATACACAGGTAACATTGTTGCGTTACCCAATAACAGAGTGAGAGTAACTCACCCAGCTTGGTTTGAAACAGGACAAGGTGCGCCAGACTTTAAACCGAATCAACATATGTTTAACTCAAAAGAAAACGTAGACTATGTATGGGATACGCAACGAGTTTTCAACAATCTATACAGTGATGATGAAATAGAGTTTATCAGAAGGGAAGACGAACAATGATGAAGAAAAAAGGTTACGCAATGGGTGGCATGATGAAAAAGAAAGGCTACGCAAAAGGCGGTATGAAGAAAAAGGGATACGCAATGGGTGGAATGAAAGCACCTAGTGCCGATCAAAAAGGCTTGAAAAAGTTACCTGAAAATGTTAGAAACAAAATGGGTTACTTATCTAAAGGTGGCATGATGAAAAAAGGTTATGCCAAAGGTGGAATGCAGATGAAGAAGAAGGGATACGCAAGAGGCGGTTTCTTGGCTCCTCCTGCTAGACCTATGAAAGGTTTGTAATAGTAAATGGTAGCATTACCTTTTAATACGTTCTTTGAAAGTAAGAACATTACAGCTACATCAGGAGGTGCTAGTGCAGATGTTGTGTACACTGTACCTCCTAACCATGATTGTGTTGTTACATTTATGCATGTAAGTAATGGCGGTAGTGCTACTGCTAATGTAACTGTTCAAGTTTATACTGTGTCTGATACTACCTACCACCATCTTGTTGATGATAAGTCTATTGCAGGTAATGACGTTTATAATGTAGTTAATGCAGATAGAATCTATCTACACGCAGGTGATAAGATTGTAGCATTTGATGGTGGTGGTGATTTAGAAATATCAATATCAGGCGAAGAACATTACAATCCAAATAGATCATAACGGCTATGCAATAATAGGTACTACTCACTGACCTAACTTTAAGTATAACTATCTCCGCACACATAAACAAAGGAGATAGTGCTATGAAAAACTTTTTACAAAAACTTTGGTCTAACCATTGTATAAGACAACAAAAACGTGCAGACTTTCGTATGATGCACATGATGACCGACAGAGAACTAAACGACTTAGGTATAGGTCGGTCACAGATAAGGGAAGCAATATATGGCAAGAAATCTAACGGATAAGCAGCAGCGATTCTTAGATGTATTATTTGATGAAGCTAATGGTGATGTTGTCGCTGCTAAAAAACTGGCAGGTTACGGTGATAACAGTAACACTGCAGCGATTGTTGAATCTTTGAAAGATGAGATCGGTGAGAAGACTCGTACATATTTTGCACGTACTGCTCCTAAAGCTGCTATGGCTATGGTTGGTGCGTTGTACGATCCAACAGAACTAGGCATAAAAGAAAAGATGGTAGCAGCAAAAGACTTGCTTGACAGAGCAGGACTTGGTAAAGTAGACAAAGTAGATGTCACTAGCGGTGGTGGCATCTTCTACTTACCACCAAAAGAAGGTACAAACGAATAATACCACAAAGAGAACTGGGGTTTTGGCAATTACCGAAGCCTCCTAAGACACACAACAAACAATGGCACAAGATTGTCAGGCTAACTAAGAAGATACCGTTTGGTTACGAACTTGACCCTGACAATGATAAACTACTTGTACCTATAGAACACGAACTAGAAGCTTTAGAGCTTGCAAAACGCCACCTCAAGCAGTATAGTTACAGAGCAGTAGCGCAATGGTTGAGTAAAGAAACAGACCGATACATATCACATATGGGTCTAAAGAAGAGAATAGAAGTTGAGCAAAGACGTAGAAAAGCATCTATCACTAAACGTAAGCTTGCCAAGTGGCTCGAAGAAACGCTTGCGGAGATCGAAAAACTCGAAACACAAGGAGTCGGTGCGTACTCAGAAGCCAGCGGAGATAGAAGCCCCCCAGCCTGAACCTATCCCAGCGCAGGTAGTAGCCCCTGACTACGACATTGAAGAAGCACAAGAAGTTGTATTCAAACCGAATGATGGTCCACAGACCACCTTCTTAAGCTCTTCAGAAAGAGAAGTTCTGTATGGTGGGGCAGCAGGTGGTGGTAAGTCGTATGCTATGTTAGCAGATCCATTACACGGCCTGAACGATCCTAACTTCTCAGGACTCCTTGTACGACACACAACAGAGGAACTAAGGGAACTCATACAAAAGTCACAGGAGTTGTATCCACGTGCAGTACCAGGAATCAAATGGTCAGAGCGTAAGTCGCAGTGGGTATCCCCTAAAGGTGGCAGACTGTGGATGTCTTATCTGGATAAAGATACCGATGTCACACGCTACCAAGGTCAGGCTTTTAACTGGATTGGATTTGACGAACTTACTCAATGGCCTACACCTTACGCTTGGGACTATATGAGATCTCGTTTACGTAGCGCACACAGTAGAGATTTAGGACTTTACATGAGAGCTACAACAAACCCAGGCGGTGCTGGACATAGCTGGGTAAAGAAAATGTTTATAGATCCTGCACCTGCAGGTAATGCTTTTTGGGCAACGGATGTTGAGACTGGCAAAACAATTACATTTCCTAAAGGACACAGCAAGGAAGGTCAGCCTCTATTTAAGCGTAGATTTATTCCTGCGTCACTCTTCGATAACCCATATCTTGCCGAAGAAGGTGACTACGAGGCAATGCTCTTATCACTACCAGAGCATCAGCGTAAGCAACTCCTCGAAGGAAACTGGGACATTAACGAAGGAGCAGCCTTTCCAGAGTTTGACAGATCACAACACGTTATCGAAAGCTTTGAAGTACCTGACAACTGGACTAAGTTTAGAGCGTGTGACTATGGTTATGGCTCTTACACTGGGGTGCTTTGGTTTACTGTATCTCCTGATGAACAGCTTATAGTTTATAGGGAGTTATACGTTTCTAAAGTTACAGCTTCTGATCTAGCTGATATGGTACTAGAAGCAG